AACTTAATCTTCTCACCGTTTGCAATGAGTGAATACTTATTTGTCAGTTTTTTCTCCTTTATATAATGATTGAAGAGAAGTGCTCCACGAATATGAATGGGAGTTTTGTGAGCGTAGATAGTAGATGAAGAATGATATTTACGAACATCTGAAGCAGTTCTTGGAAACGCAATCTGTTCTGGAGGTAAAGACCTGAACTCTTCGCGGCATTTATCAATGAAGTTGATTACATCTTCTTCAGTTCCATTCATCATCAACTTGAGTCCATCCTTAATCATTTTGCGACAAGGTGCTGGAGTCGATGACTTGACTGCTTCAATGCCCATCATCTTCAGTTTGGGTTCTTCATATCGGACACCCTCACTGTCCCAGACATTCAAGATGTAACGCTTCTTGGCAGTCCAGATTCCACGCTCTGCAATATTCTCACGCTTCATCTGCATCTTCTGGTCATATGCATTTACATAGTCAGCCAGTTCTTTGTAGCAACCTTCAATATACTTTTCAAGTTCCACCTGACAGATCTTATCAAGGAACGAAACAACGCTTTGAGTAGTTTTCTCTCTTCCCTTGTATACACTTTCAACCAAAGGACCCATATTAAGATAAATGGAATCGGTATCAGAAGCAATGACATAATCAATATCCTGTGTTTTAAGAATCTTGTTTAGATAAGCATTCATCTTGTTCTCAATCCAACGAATAGACACCTGACCCGACAAGGTGATTGCCTCAGCATTTGCTAGTTTGTAATAACGGAAATACTGATTGCCGATAGCACCATAGGCAGAGTTAAGTTGAATCTTCCTCGCCATTTGGATGTTGTTACAACGAGCAATCTCTTTTTCCAGTTCCTTTGTCTTTTTCTTTTCATACTCCTGTTTGGCGGCAAGCATCTTCTTTTTGTAGATGGTGCGATCCTTATAGATTTTTTCCATCAGTTCAGGGAGAAATCCACGCACATCCTTACGGAACATTGCTCCGTTAGCACACACTGCTTTATCCTTGTAAAGTTCAAATGTAAGATCCTGATTTAAGATCTTATCCACAGTCACAGTTGGGTGCTTCTCATCCAAAAGAGTTTCTGGCGAGATGTTGTATTGCATAATGAGGTGAGGGTACAGTGAGTTAAGGTCAAAAGACACCACCCAATCATACTTACCAGGAATAGGTTCTTTAACATAAGCACCAGCATACTTAGAGTCTTTATCTGAACGTTCCTTAGGAGGAATGACAATGTTCCTCTTTTTCAGATAATTGTAGATAATCGTATCCCACATCCGCACCTGTGAAAACACATCAGCATAGTTTGCCTTAGCATCATATGCCATCGTAATTGCAAGTTCAATCAGTTTCATCTTGTCTTCCAAACGGTCAACAAGTTCCACGTCAATGATGTTATATTCTACAAACTTCTGCCAACCTTTTGTATAGAAGTCTTTGAAAGTATCAAACTCAGAGTGGTCCAGTTTCTTCTGTCCCAGTTCAACATTAGCAATGTGGTCGAGACGATAAGACTCCTGTGCCTTATAAGTAAACTTCTTATAAAGATTTAGGTAATCAAGTTGAGTAATACCACCAACATCATAGGAAATGTGCTTACGCCCAGCAATATAAATCTCACTTTCAGTCACAAGACCCCAAGGAGACATACGCTTCATCAGTTTTTCACCCAGAACACGATCTAGGCGACGAACAAGATATGGAATATCATAAAGTTCACTATTCCACCCAGTCACAACTTCTGGAGTATTATCTTCAATCATCCACCAATTGATGAAGTCATTAAGAAGGTCATACTCACTAGAAAAAGAACGATACTCAACATTCTTCTGCTGATTTTTGAAAGGACCTTGACCCCAAGTGCGAATTTTTTTAGAAGAATAATCCTGAATAGTGATGAGAAGAACTTCCTCTGCAGCAGACTCTACATCAGGAAATCCATTCTCTGATGCAACCTCAATGTCAAGGGTCGTAACTTTGATTTTGCTGATATCAAATCTTAGTTCCTCTTCAGGATACATTTCAGAAATATACTGATAGATGTATCCAGTATTTCCATAGATTTTAAAGTTTTCTACGCCCTCATATCGTTTAATAAATTCACGACAATCACGAACAGAACCAGGTTGAACTGATTCAACATACTCCCCATTCAAAGTTTGATATTTAGTTTTCTTATTGGAAGGGACAAAAAGAGTCGGGTTAAACTTCTCACGAGTCATAAAGTGTTTTCCATCTTCATAACCACGAACCAAGAAGTGGTCCCCGACCATCTGTACATTAGTGTAAAAGCGCATCAGGCAGTTAATTCAAGATACTTTTTAATAATCTCTTCTTTGGGATCAACAATAGTAAGAATACTATCAGAATGAATCATCATTTCTGTTTGATCTGTAACCTCAGGCCAAGGAGTTAAATTACCCTCAGCATCGATACGATAAGGATTAATAAGTTTGCAATCTGGTTCTCCAAGTTCAGAACCAACTTCAATAATTTCAGTAACAATTACATTGTCAACCTTCAGTAAAAGACACTTGACTGTCTTGTCCATTTAATTTCTCCTCATACAATTCTTTAATAGTTTTAATAGGTTCTACAATAGTAACAACCCAATCTGGTGGAACTGGAATTTGTGTATCACTACTTAAAACAATCCATGGAATTAGTGAAACTTCTAAATCTCCCTTTGTAGTTTCATTTTCTTCAACCAAAAGAAGAGTTTTACGAGTTTCTACTTTGTGGGGATTTGTAAATAGATATCCACAAACTTTATCATCAGAGATAAGTTCTTTAGCATCAGAAATAATAGTTTCACCAGATTTGAGTAATGCTAACTTGATTGACATTTTTCTGATTATTCTTTCGATACATTATAGCAATAAAAAGGGGAGGCGTCAACTGGATTTTGCCAGTTGCCTCCCAGCGCCGACGATATTCAATACTATTTATTCCTCTTCACACCCACGTCCACCTCCACCAGGATTGAATGGAACTGCTTTACCTGCAGGAACATTCTGAACTTTTCCTTTCATATAAACCTTATGTGCTTTTGCCATAGGATATTTGATAGTTTTTATTTCATTTAAAAACTGATGAAAAGTTTTCATGTGAAGTTTTTCTTTTATTTAGAGATAGTCCTTTCTAGTATGGTGTTCCGGAACTATTTTCCCAAGTATGATCCGTAGAAGTCCATCTTCGAATACAACTTCCCTGACTTCTGTGTCGTCGGATAGAGTCCACGCTCGTTTAAAACTTCTGCTAGCCACTCCCTTGTGGATAAACGTCCGTTCCGAGTCGGCATCCACCTTTTGTCCTTCGACAAAAAGCTTTCCATATTCCGTGAAAACATTGACCTCTCCTTTCTTAAATCCCGCTAGTGCAATTTCCAAGTGAGATTCCACGTTATTTATTTGCACCAAGTTATATGGGGGGTAATTTGTTGTAGTTTCATGAAGATTAAACAGACGATCAAAATACTCGTCCATTCCAATACTATTTCTTGTGATCCTCTCCATCAAGGCAGGAAGATCCGCAGCAGTATAACGCATAAGTCCTGTTGTAGACATTATAGTAGCTCCTTTAAAAGCGAGTTTGTATTTTGTGGACCCTTACGGCATCCACTACTAATTATAATACTTCCATAAAAAAACGGGGTGTTGAACCCCGTATCTTTTTATTCGGTTTTCTCTGCTTCTTTGAGATGATCTTTTAAAGCATCTTTCCATTGCTTTTCAGTATATCCACAAGCAATAAAAAATCTCCTTACCATTTCTAAGAACTGAGTTTCATTCAGATATGGATCATCACATCTAATATCTACATCCTCTTCAGGTAAAGCAAATTTGGCATTTGGGTTTGTGTGCCAAGCAGCATTTTCATTAGTGTGATTATAACGAAATTGAAAACTTCCAGAACTCATCACTCACCATCCTCTACCTTTTTCTTCTTCGCACCAATATTATACTTGGTTTCCAGAATCCAATCACCCTTGTCCTTATAAGCAAGAACTTTGATTTGGTTCAGTGGAGCAATGTCTTGAATTTTACTTACATCCACAATCTCAATCAGACCCCAATCAGCAAGAAGTTGGGCGATACGATTGCGACGCTGAACATCGTTTACGGTCAGGTTAGCGTGTTTGCCATCCAGAGCAAACAGTTCCTTAAAGTGAACGAGATAATATCTACCTTGCTTATGAAGAATGTGGCAAGACTGATAGATTTTCTTTTCTTTACGTGATGCAACTCCGATACGGGTCAAAGTCTCACGAACCTTCAAAAAGTCATCGGGTTCATTAAGAATCACTTCCACCATTTGGTCGGGCGTCCACTTCACTTCAGGTTCTTGAACGACACTCATTTTGATCCTCCAGTTTCAAATTTCGATTTAATAAAAGTAAGTTGTTCTTTAGTAAGAATCCTCAAAGCTTGTTTTGCCTTCTCATTACTATAACCATAGTAACGTTTAACATAATCAAGGTCTTTGATTTTATCTTGTCGGAGCCAGGGAGAAAATCTCTTCTTTTTCCTCAGACTATTTATAAAAAAGTCATACTGGAGTTTCTTAGGAAGGAAATGATATCGATTCATTTCGTTCGCAAACAGAACGCAATCAAGATGACCTGATAGACAACGATTGATAATATAAGGAGCATATTCCTTCTCAAGTGAAGGATCTTCGTCAATCAGATGTTGCTTCGTTTGATTGATCGAGTTTAACCAGTCCTTCAATTCCATAATTAAATAGTAGCAGTTCTTTACGTTTCTTTTGCTCTCGCATATATTCACCAACCGACCTCATTGTATAAGTAAGGTCAAATTCAGCAGCATTCCAATTCTTAAAGCGGTCTTTTACAAGTTGGTCAGAATTATAACTAATCAACTGATCCATATCGTTAGCATCGCAGTCAGCAGCAAACTTATCGTGATCAAATCTTTTGTGCATTGATCCCTTGTGCCCATAGAGATTATCCTTAATATCATAAGGAGGATCGAGATACATAAAAGCACCCTTGTTTCCATCCATCAGATAATCGTAGGAGTAATTAGTTATACGCCAGTTTGCAATCAACGCAGAATACGCAGGCAACTTTTCAATCCCCCGCATTGAAAAGTTGGAGACGCTTGCCTGTTGTGAAAATGATGAACTCTCTGTGAGCCCACTAAAAGAGCACTTATTAACAACATAAAAAGCCACAGCACGGTCAATGCTTGGCACATCTTGGTCATTGACTTTCTCCTTGGAGGAAAGGAATAAATCTTTTGCCAACTCTGGAGTATTGTTTGCCGTCTTTAACTCTACCAACTTATCTTTCATATCAACCCCAAACATCTGCAGTTGCTGCCAGAAGTTTACAAGGGGTTCGTATAAATCATTCACCCAAATATTTAACGAGGGATATTTCTTGGTGATATAAATCGCAACACTTCCTCCTCCAAGAAAGGGTTCACGAAACTCATCATAGTTACGAAGGTCTGGAAAATAAGGTCCCATCTTCTCACAAGCACGGGACTTACCTCCAGGA